TTCCACTTCCTTGTTGTTGATGACGAGAACGGCGCGCAGTTCCATGTAGTCTTTCGATGCGCGAATAACGTCTCGTTCTGCTACAGCGCCGTCCATGCCTCTCCATCCTTCCAGTAGTCATGTAGGCACTGTGGCCCGCAAAAATATTCACCGTTGCCATTAGCCACCCCCTGATAGCGCCAGTTGAATGTCTCGCCGCATTGCACGCACTTGTCAGTCCTGTTGGCTGCAACCGGCTTGGTCTTTTTCACGCTCCGCTTCTTCCGCATATTTCAGTAATTCAATCGCCTTGTGGCGCATCATCGTCGGCGTCATAGCCAATCGTGCTTGGGTGCGCCCAATCACCAGCAACAAACCCTGTGGTTGAACCACTGCTAAGACGGGATGTTCCTTGTGTGACATAGTTCAAAAGCCGTAATCCATCTTCTGTCAGGCGTGGTGCCATACAATCACTGTCTGTCGTCACCAGCCCCAGTTGCCAAAATTCCTGCCAGCGATCCGGTGTGATATAGGCCGAACCGCTGGCGCGGAATAAGTCACCTATGAAGGCGTTAGAATGGTATTTCGTCTGCGGCATCTGCCTTCTTCGCAGGCGCTTCTTTGAGCTTGCCCGCAATCCACCCGTCGTTTTTCTGGTACAGGTTGGCGTAGTAAGTCTTGCCACCGACAACCAGCTTGCCCGACCAGTCAGCGTGCCAGTCTTCGGTCTTCTGGCCATCTCCAGACCCAGGCCGCTTATCATTGAGCGACATGGTAAGTTCATCCTGACCAAACTTGGGCCGGTTCTGTTGTTCAGACATTCATCATTTCCTTCTTACGATTACCGAACATTTTCACGATGTTGTCGGGCTGCTTTGTGCCGCCCCGTTGACGGAACGCGGATTCCAAAACCTTCACGTCCGTAACCTTTGCAAGCGTCTCCTCAAGACGGTCATCCGGCGCAGCGGCTACTACTGCCGGGTCAGAAAAAGCCCCGACGGCAGGCTTCAACCCACCGCCGGGGGAGTGGCCCGCGACACCGGACAGGGAGACTTGTTCTGGTGCTGTCGCTGCGGGCTGGGAGGAACCTGTTTTTGGTGCGTCGTCAATCAGGCCGTTTGACTCGCCGTCATCGTCAGAATCTTCGACACCTTTCTCGGTGCCGAACATGCTGGCGAGGGCGTAACGCTTGGCATATGTGATTGCGCCGCCGATCTTCTGGCTGTTGGTCTTGTCATCGACATAAATCGGATAGCGACTGGCGCGCGCTTCACCGCTGACGTGCATCAACACGGTACGCACGAACATCGTGTCATCTTCAAAGTCCACTTCCTGCGTGAAGGTCAGGCCAAAGGCGTTAGCCTGCTTGACGTTGTTGATGACAGCACCAATCGACGCATACTGACTGCGGTTGCCTTTCTTGTCGGCTTCAAACCCGCCGGTCTGCCGCTGGTACTCACACAACGCCTTCGCTAGTTCACTCATCTACCTCAATCCTCTTTGAGTTGTTCTTGTTCACACGCACACGGATGCCGTGGCCGGATGCTTCCGACGCATCTCGCGGTACTAGCTTCTTGATGGCCGTCTCGGCGTCCTTGAAGGACTGTGCAGCGCCATAGGTCTGTGTCCATGTCTCTGCGAACCGCTTCCAATCCAGCGCCTTCTTATGCTCCGTCATGTCATACGGAACGCGCTCGTCAGGCGGGACGGGGGCATCAATGGGGATGGGGATGTAAGGCGGCTCACCTGTCTCGACGGCGTGCATAAACTCTGTCGCCAAGTCGATCAGATAGTCGGTGTAGTGCTTGTCCAGCTTGATGACGTGCGTGGTAGGTTCGTCACCGGCCCTGATAATGTTGAGGATGCCAAACTTGACCTTTTTGCCGGTATGTTCTTCCAGCAAACGGCCATTCCAGTGAAGCTGTGGGCTGTAGCCTTTAACAAGGCGAGGGATGACATCCTGCCACCCTTCGCCCTTCTTAGGACGGCCAAGCGTAAACTTGGCATCGAAGACTGCTTGCGCGCCTTCCCAATCATCAACGCTGCCATCTAAGGTGCAGCGCATGAACGGCAGTCTCTTGGACTGAATGACTAGCTGTTGGTTTCTGACCGTCTTCTGGTGCTTATACTCAAACCATGCGACGTTAAGATTCTCGGTTGTCCAGCCCATCAGGACAGGCCATACAGTTGATAGATCGTCTGGTTCAGTCAGCCCGCACTTTTCTTCCCAAAGACGAGTGATGCGCTCTTGATCTGCGGTAGCGATGATGTTGGCGTCACTGCCGCCAAAAGTATGAGCGCGCTTTGCCAGCGCATCAGGGGGCAGTTTGAATGAATCAAAAAGATGGGGGATGCGCTTTTGAGGCACATCCCCTGTCTCGGAGGTTTGACTACTCTTGCTCATGTGGGTAACTGTAGGTTAGTTACCCGAGTAAGTAAAGGGGTAATTACCCGTTAGTTAGAGAAACTTTACCCCACTAACTCGTTCTAGAGTATTTATATCCTCCGCATCCACTTCGATGTCTTCGAGTGGGTTGCAGCGTGACAGCAAGATTTTGCCGTCTTTCTGACCATTATATTGCAGTATTTCCCGCAATCCGTCGTCACCATAACCGACGACTACTAGGTCTTCTTTCCTGATTGGCTGGTGAGGCTCCACATATAATAAGTCACCAGTTTTGACGCGCGGCTCCATGCTTTCGCCGGGGACATATACACCATACGCATCTTTATTAGAGGCGAGGGAGGCTGGCTTTTCTGCCATTTCAACAGGCTCCTGATCAAACTTGATCATGCAGTATCTGCCCACTACTCTCCTGCCGAAGATTGGCAGTTTTGTGACAACATAACCATTTTCTGGCGGCGCTGTTTCCAACTTGCTGCCGTGAAATTCCAACAGCTTTTCCGTGGTCACGCCGAATATGTCGGCGAGCTTTTCTGCATGAGGGCCGACTTGGCGTCGGCCTAATTCCATTCGTGAATACTCGCTTTGGCTAACGTCTAAAGCCGCCGCGACCTTCATCTGCGACATGCGTGCTGCTGTTCTGCACGCCAGCAAGTTGTTTGGATATTCCATGAATATTCCTTCGACTAATTAGTTCGATGAAGCCACGATTCAAGCCGGGTTGCACTAGATAGCCATGGCTCTGTGGCGACCCGGTCGGGAAATTGGTCCACTGCCGTTTTGGGCGCGCCCCAATTTTTTCCAAATTGACGTTAGTCGTCATAACCTCTGCTCCTTTCTAAAGCAATAACTCTCGGTTAAAAAATACGGTAACCAAACTAAACGGGTTTGACAAGAGTAAATCAGTCAGACTAATTTACCTCAATAACCGAGGGTAAATTATGCGTTTGAACCAATATCTCGTCCAAAACTCAATGACAGCCGCCGCTTTCGCCAAACAGGTGGGCGTTTCTAACGTCGCCGTTTGGAAATGGCTGAACCGTGTGTCGATGCCAACTGGCAAGCACATGGTCTTGGTTGACCGGCTGACGGACGGACAGGTGACCAGCGCGGATTGGGTCATTGATGAGCAAGAAACAGCGGGACAAGGGCTACCGGACAGAGAACAACGTCCGGCTCAAGGCGCTTGAACACGGACTAGATGCCTACCGGGTGCCGCTATCTGGCGGTGCCAGCATCAAGGGCGACGTTGTTGTGAAGAACAGCGTTGACGAATGGGTGCTGGAAATAAAATGCCGGGGTAACGGCTTCAAACAAATCTACTCATGGCTGGAAGACAACGACGCGCTTGTTCTCAAAGCGGACAACAAGCCGGAGTTGGTCGTCCTGCCAATGGCTGACTTTTTTGATCTGTTAATGGGGCGGCACCATGGCGGCGACACCGATCAATAAGGAAGGTTTGAACCTTTCTAACTATCTTGTGACAGATGAACGCTCCCGCGTCCGGTCATGTCTGCATTGTGGGCAGGATTTTAGGTCCTATCACGCCGGGAATCGCATTTGTCCGCGCTGCGAAACTCTCGACAGCTTCCAAAATCATCGCTCTGGCTATCAGCCGTCAGGGTTTTTGCGGAAATGATTGTCAAGCTGTCACGCCAAGAAGAAAGCCAGTGCAAGCAAGCCAGCCGTATGCGCTGGCAGATGAACCGTGCAAGCGGCATCGAACAGCAACGCAAGGCACCTCAAGATGCAGGCGACATTGATCTGCTTGGCATCCGCGCAGAGTGCGCCGTCGCAAAGGCGCTCAGTCTGGATTTCAATCCGTATCACCTGGGCATCGACAGCGGTGCCGATCTGTTCGCTGGAAATATCAGCATTGACGTAAAGGCGCGGTTCAACGGCAGCAATACGCTGTTTGGCAGGCCTGAAAAGTTCCGAGCTGACGTGGTTGTGTCCTGCGAACAGGTCAAAGACGGCATCGGCATCGTGGGCTGGGCTTCAAAGCAAAGGTTTTTAGAGCGCGCACAGGTGCGTGACCTTGGGCATGGCGAGACGATGGCCCTGCCTGACAGCGAATTGACTGACATCAGCGTCCTGTGGCGCGAGATAACGGCAAGGCGGGTAAATGGCGGGACGTGAGAAGAACGATTGGTATCCGACACCCTTCAAGGCAACGGAAAAGCTGTTGCGGGTGGAAGACTTCGACAAAACCGTGTGGGAACCGGCTGCGGGTGACGGCGCTATCTCTGTGGTGCTTGAGGACAATGGTTACAGCACGATCAGCAGCGATCTAAACGACTATGGATTCTGTGAGTCGGGCGTCGATTTCCTTATGGAGACGGAACGCAAAGCCGACAGCCTTGTTACAAACCCGCCTTACAAGCTGGCTGACGAGTTTGTGAAGCACGCAATCAATCTGGGCGTACAGAAACATGCTTGGCTGCTGCGGCTGTCGTTCCTTGAGGGCGTGAAACGTCACTACAGCATTTTCAGCATCAACCCACCGTCCAGAGTGCATGTGTTCAGCCAAAGACTGACGATTTGGCGTGGCGACTATGTGGACAGCAACACGCCGGTCAGCAGCAGTGGCGCGACAGCCTATGCGTGGTTCGTCTGGGATGAAGACGATGACAGCGGCACCACCCAGGTGACGTGGATATGACCGACCAGTTCATCAACAGAAGCGCGCTCACGGAAAACTTTACCGTGTTGCCTAATGCGCTGCTGAATGATGACCGGGTAAGCGGTGAGGGGCTTGCCCTGATGGTCTATCTGCTGTCAAAGCCGCCGTCATGGCAGCTATCGCCCACAGATATCCGCAAACGCTTCAAGTGGGGCAGGGACAAAGCCTACAAGGTCATCGCTGATCTGATTGAATGTGGCTACATCGTCAAAGATGCCGAAAGAGACGGTGGCCGCTTCAATGTTCATGTCTATTTTATCTATGATACGCCTCAAATCTCACCACTTCCTGAAAAACCGTATCCGGTAAAACCGTATCCGGTAAATCAGGACACTATAAAGAACAGAGAAACTAACCATATAGCTACTATAGAAAGAACAGATTCTAACAAAGCGGATGAGTGGTTCGACAAATTCTGGAAAATAGTCGCTCACAAGCAGGCCAAGCCACAGTGCAGGGCAAAGTTCTTGCGGGCATGTAAGCAGACTGATCCGCAGACCATCATCAATGCCTATAAGGGGCAGCTTCAAAGCCATCAAAGCAAAGGGAAGGGCGTGGAGTATTTCCGCCGCCCGCTGACGTGGCTGAACCAAGAGGCATGGCTAGATCCTATTGAAGCAAAGGATTTCGCGCACAACCCGCAATCAGACCGCGCGCACGCCAGAGTGCGAAACTGGCTGAAAACACAATACTGGAACGATGCCTGGGGATATCCACCAGACCATCCCGGCGCATTATCGGAAACCAAGGAAGCGTTAGGGGTGCTGCAAAGTGGCTAAAAAAAGCAAAGCAAAGGTTCTTGATAACGCGGAGGTGCTACCCACTGCCGAGCGTGGACAGCACAACGAGATTGTCACGCAAGAGACGCGCAAGGCTGGCAAGATGGTTCGCCGGGTCATCGACGGAACAAGCTTGGACTATTACAGGCGACACGGGCAGATTACGGTTGAGCAATACGATGCCGGAATCCGTCTCTATTCGCTATGGCGGCAAGCTGGACTAGAGCAACGCATAACAAGCCGCCTGTCAGACATGCCGGCCGGATCTAGTGATGGCATGGCGTCGGAGCGCGCCGCGCACGCTTTCACTGATCTAAAAAAGCTACACCGGGAAATGGGGCACCATCTCTATGCAATCGCCGCTGATATCTGCTGCCATGGATTCATGGCGTCCGAGTGGGCAGAAAAGAACGGAAAAAGCAAACGAGCCGCACCGGACATGATGCGACTCGCTTTGGATGCTTTGGTTGATGCCTTCAAGCGGCTTCCCAGTTAATTTGTGCCTTATATAATTTGGCTGATTTAGCCGCCACCTTTTCAGCTTCAGACTTGCTCACATTGAACGCACGACCGCTGGCCATACCCTCGCCACGTTGCCAAGACACTAGGTCCACATTGTAAGTCTTGCCTGACCAATGCCTTGTTACTCTTACTTCATAAGCCATCACGCCACCCGCTGGACAAAAACGCCTTCGGAACCGTCAAGGCTATAGCGGAACGATTGAAAGCGCGCCGCCACGTTCTGGCGCTTGGCCCATTGGTTGCCGGTCTGGCCAAGCTGATTGCCGCGCATTGGCTTTTTCTTGGCATCGTCTGGAACGAAAAAGCCTTTGCCCACGTCCAGATCCTGCCAAGGATACAGTTGTAGGCCGGTGCGTTGCGTCTTTGGCTTTTCCACGGCGTCGATGATTGCAAACTTTGTCATAGTCTAGTCTCCCGTTTCGAGGTTCCTTTTCATAACCCTGCCATTTGACAGGTGCCGCGCTACCAAGCACGACGACGGGATGGCGGGCCATGACAGCCCGCCGCGCTGTTAGATTTGGACAGTGGCCGCAAAGTCTGGCGGCGTTGAAAGGTCAATTTCCGCAATGCGTGCGTCGTAAACCTTCACGCCGTTCCGTTTGCGCGCGGCGGCGTGTTCGTCGCTCATCAGCCAATAAAACAACGATTCCGCCACGCGATACTCGGTGATCGGTTCGCCCCTATATTCGCTGATTAAAAGCTGTTCATATCCGCCCTTTTCGGTGCGCCCGAAAATCACATATTCAATCGACATTGTTTCCCCCTTCACCAGTATTTCGGATCCGCCCCGGTGGCGATTACCGCTAGGACGTAAAGAAGCGTCATCAAGCACCAGAAGAGGACCGTGGCGCATATTTGTTCGATCCAGTCACGCATGGCCGGCCACCTTGTCGGAGAACATCTCCCCGCCTTGCGCCTCTATTTCCATTTCGTAATGGTTCCGCATTGAGCGGGCGACAATCTCCCGGCATGGCTTAGGGAAACAGCCGCGCACGGTGCCGCCGTGAAGCTGGCAATACTTGCGCGCAGATTCGTCGATCAGATAGAGCCACAACCGCACCGCCTTTTCGCTGTCATAGTCGCCTTTGGCCATGCGGCGTTGCATGTTCTTGACGATGGGGACAATGCGCTGGCGGTACAGGTCGCGGTCATTCTCGGTGAAAAGTTCCAGCTCCCGCGCTTCATGTTCGTATGTCATGGCGTCACCCATCAATCGAAACAATTTCAAGCGCGCCGCGGCCCTGTTCTAAATGAACAGTTACACGCTTGCCGACGTATTGCTGGCAAAGCTTGTAAGCGTCAGAAATGTTCGCCTTTGTTTTGTAGGTTGCGCCGTTGATGGTGAGTGCAAACTTAGGGTTGCCCATCGGTGAGTTATTCAACCGGCGAAGGTCATTAATGGTGCCGGTGATTTTGTGGGGTTGCGTTTTCATGCTGTCACAATCGCCCGCGCTTCATGCACGTCGCGTCCTTTGTTGATGACTTGCACGGCGTCATTGATGGACAGGCCATAGAAGGTGGCGAATCCATCGACGCTGATAAAGTCGTTGAAGAAATCCAGATAAAGGTCCGCCATCTGATCGTCGTTGATCTGATCGGCGGTGCGCCCGTAAACGCCATTAACGAAAGCGCGGTTCATG